GAAGAGCAATTGAACCAATCGCTTGTACCGATGTTCGATCTCCAAGGCGATGCGGTATTGGCCTACGATAATCCCGTCATTGAAGACGAAGTGATTGAACTGCAATCAAGGCAAGCGGCCGTTGCTGGCGGTTGGATGACAGCAAACGAAGCGCGCATAGAAGAAGGACGCGAACCGATGGATGATCCGGCCGCCGATCAACTCATGTACGGAGGCCGACCACTTGGATTCGTTGCTCCTCCTCCTCCTCCTCCAATGGCTTCGATGGCTCCAATGGCTTCGATGCCGATCGATCAAGTCGATGAAGTCGATGAAGTCGAGCCAGTCGCGCCGATGATTGAAACGCCAACGAAGTCCGCGCGCGCGAAGGACTGCGGAGAATGCGGAACGCAACACAAAAAAATCGAATCGGCCTCGGCAATGTGGGCAAAGTCCTTCTCGAAGTCCGTGTCTTCGGAGTTTCTTGCCATCACCGAGGACGAAGCCGCCATCGCCTCGGCCGTTGACAAGGTTCTCCGCAAGCAAATCACCGAAGTCCTCAAGGAAGTCGAAGCCGCGACCGTCGCTACGCCTGAACTGGCGGCGAAAGTTGCGTCCATGCTTCGCGGAAACCGATGGCAAAAGGAAATCGCCAGCGCGATGAAGCCATATATTGCGACCGCGCTCAAGCAAGGCATTGATGTCGGCATGAAGACAATCAAGGAGATGGCGACAGCGGCTCCCAACTTCACGCCGGCTACGCCAGAACTCGACGCATACACCGCAAGCGAGTCCGTCCGGCTGTCGCGAGGCGCGGCCGATGGCGTGAACCAGTACACAAGCGTTCGCGTCTCGGAAATCATCGGCAACGGAGTCGCGGAAGGCAAGACCATCCCCGAGATCGCTGCAACCGTGCAGGATTGGGCGGGAGAGGCTGGCGATACCGAGCGAGGCACATACGCCCGCTCGGTGATGATTGCCCGCACAGAGGCTCAGCGCGCCTCTAGAAGCGCAGAGGTTGAAGCATGGAAGTCGAGTGGCCTAGTAGAGGGCAAGACTTGGCTTCTCGCGCCCGATCCTTGCGAGTTTTGCCAAGCCGCGAGCGATGCGTTCTCGACGAATAGCGTCGGCCTCGGCGAGTCGTTTTTTGCCAAGGACTCGACGCTCACCGGCGCGGATGGCGGATCCATGATGCTCGACTACGAAGCCATCGACGCGCCGCCATTGCATCCAAACTGCCGTTGCTCCATGCAACCAACTCTTTCCGCAGATTACGCCGACATTGCCGCCGAACTCGACGCGGCCGTTGCCGCCGATACCGAGCCATACCAAGGATGAACATGCAAACGATCCGCAAGACATTGCCGGCCAAGATGAGCGCGACCGCGCGCGGCTTCACGGCGACCATCACAAGCGACACCATCGACCGCGATGGCGAGATTCTCATCCCGCAAGGCATGGACTCGACCATCTATGAAACCAATCCCGTCCTCTTCTGGAATCACGACTACGCGCTACCGGTTGGAAAGTGCGTCAAGTTGGTTCGCCGCGCGCGCGACATCGTCGGCGAGTTCGACTTTGCACAGAAGCCAGACGGATACTCTGGCGAGTTCTTCCCCGACTTCGCGGCCGCGCTTGTTGGCCAAGGAATCTGCAACGCCGTGAGCGTCGGCCTTGATGTTCAAGACGGAGGCAAGCGCGCGCCGACTGCGGCCGACTTCGCAAAGCACGGCAAGAAGTCCATTTCCGCGATCATCTCGCGTTGGAACTTGCGCGAGATCTCGCTGGCTCCAATGCAAGCGAATCCCGAAGCCATCATTACCGCAGTACGCAAGGGAGCCGTATCGGCAAGCGCGGCAAAGAAGTGGTTCGGCATCGACGCGGCTCCCAAGCGTTACTCGTTCGCGATTGAGATTCCGAAGCCTCGGCATCGAATCGATATCGCCTTGCCCTCAAGTGCGGCAAGCGTTGAACCGATCAAGGACATCGACGCGATGGTGAAGCGATCCGTCGCCAAACTTCGCGGAAGCCTTTACGAATGACGACGGCGCGCGCTACGGGAAAGTCCCTGCAAGGCGCGCCTTAAGAAGTTCGCAAGGCCAAGACAAGGAGCAAACTATGAAGACCATGAATGTCTCGGCTTTCCGAGACAACCTCACCCGTGCCGGCGCGCTGAAAGGCGAGGCCGGCGTTCAAATGCAAAAGAAGGCCATCCTCGAAACTCATGCCATCATCGACGATGACGGCGTGATGATCGACCCGGATACTCTCGATGTGACCGTGATCGCGCCGAGCGTCAAGTCCGCAAGTGGTGGCGCGGCTTCTTGCTCGCAAGAGGCACTCGACGAGGCCGTGATGAAGAGCGTGAAGGGAGCCTTTTCAAAGGAACTCTACGCGCACTTGAACCACGCCAGCGACAAGCCGGGCGACAGCGAATGGAAGAACGCTCGCACCTTTGGCAAGTTGAAGAACATCAAGGACAAGAAGACCGCTTACGAGTTCGGCACTTGGATCAAGGCGACTCTTGGCGATCAAAAGTCCTACAAGTACTGCCTCGATCGCGGCCTCATCGTGAAGGCACACACCGAAGGCGTGAACTCCGCTGGCGGCTTCCTTGTTCCCGATCCATTTGAGAGCGAGTTGGTTTCGCTTCGTGAAGAGTACGGCGTGTTCCGTCGCAACACTTATGTAAAGCCGATGTCTTCCGACACTCTGCGCTTCTCGAAGCGCACCGCCGGACTCACGGCCTATTGGGCGGGCGAATCGATCGCGCCAACCGAATCGACGCAGACTTTCGGCTCGCTTCAGTTGACCGCCAAGAAGATGTCGATTACCACGACCTTCAGCAACGAACTCGGCGAGGATGCTTTGGTGTCGATCGCCGACGAGATCGCTGGCGACATGGCATACCAGTTCGCGCTTAAGGAAGACTCCGCCGGTTTCATGGGCGACGGAACTTCGACTCATGGTGGAATTGTCGGACTGAAGACAATGTGCGCGGGAACCTATGGCGCATTCGATGGCGGCGTGACGACCTATGCGGCCGTGACCAAGGCCATGATTTCCAAGGGCATCGCCGCTCTTCCGCAATGGGCAACAAGCGGACGCGGACAGGTGAAGATCTATTGCTCGAAGCAACAGTACCATGAGATCTTCGAGTCTCTGGCAATGGCGGCTGGCGGCGTGACTGCGGCCGAGATGAGCGGTGGAGTTTCGCCGCGCTACTTCGGATATCCTGTTGAGATTACGCAAGCGATGGACACGGCGGAAGCCGATGCCGTTACCTACTCGTTCATCGGAAATCTCTTCCTCTCTTCGTATATGGGTGATCGTCGCATGGTCACGGTCAAATACTCGGACAGCGCGTTGAACGCTTTCGAGCAAGACGAAGTTGCCGTGCGTGGAACCGAGCGCGTTGACATCATTTCACCCAACACCGGCACGGCATCGGCTCGCGGCGCGATGATCCAACTCACCCTCTAAGGAGCAACACATGAACAGCAATACAAAGTTTCTCTTTGGTGGCCAAGGGACTGCGGCCGCTTCCACCATTACCGCAGAGTTCGACACTCTCGGCTTCGCATTCGCGCGCATCCTTTGCTTCAGCGGAACGACTGCAACTCTTGCAGGATCGAACATCGTTGTTGAATCTGAAACAAGCGGAGGAACGACCAACGCAATCTCAGGTCTTGCCGCGACCGATTGGACTGCAAGCACCGCAAGCCATGCAACATCGATTCCGAAGATGACTTACGGGATCGACCTTCGCGGCCGAAAGCGTTTCCTCAAAGTGACTTTCCAAACCGCGACCGCTACGCCGGCTCCTTGCATCGGTTGCGAGTTGTCCGATGTTGCGGACACCGTTCGCACTCTCGGAGTTGGTGCGTCTGGCTCTTCGTACGGCCTTTGATCTCAACCAGTCTTCTCCCCATGGAGCCGTAGCCGGAAGGCTACGGCTCTTTTCATTGGGTATAGTTCCCGCAAGGAGACAGCATGCACATCAAGATTGATTCCGTCGAAATGATTTCAGCAATCGAGGCGAAGGAAGGCGAGTGCGATTCGATCGACTTCACCCATGTACTCGACTTGATTGAGCCAGCGAAGACGCTCGAAACGCTTCGCTTCCTCGCAAGCAAGTTGCGGAACCTCGGAACGCTCACGCTATCCGTAACCGACTTCGATCTAGTTTGCGATCAATACAAGGCCGGCACGGGCGATCCTGAATCTATGCTTTGCCGCGATGGCATGAACCGCTCGATATTCAATCGAGGGAAACTCATGGACACGCTGAACATGGCCGGCTTCGAGATCATTGGAGGCTCGGACGGCCGGCTCGGATGGACGGACGCGGATGGACGGATTTGCGTCACGGCAACGAAGCGCGAGCGGCGAATGCCCGAGTTACCGATGAAGGACATTCACGCGCTTATGTCGTTGCCGCGCATTGGTTGGACGGATTCGTTTGGGCAAATCCTCGAAACGGCCGCGCAACTCCAACTCAAGTTCACCAAATCGACGGGAGTCTTTTGGGGGCAATGCTTGGAGCGTTTGATGTCCAGCGTGTGCGAAACGGCCGAGCCGCCAAAGTACATCTTGACGATGGACTACGATTCCATTTTCGACTCGCGCGATGTCATTCGCCTTTGGCAAATCATGGAAGACAATCCCGACATTGCCGCGCTTTGCCCGATGCAAATCGGACGAGATCGCGATGCCGTCTTGATCAATTTGATTTCCAAGGACGGCGGTCATGTCCACAAAGTCACAAGCGAAACTTTCTACGCCGAGACGGTCGAGATAAAGAACGGCCACTTCGGCTTGACCATGATCCGAGTCGATGCGCTAAAGGATATTCCGCATCCTTGGTTCATCGGAGTTCCAAACAAGGAAGGCCGATGGGACGAAGGGCGCACCGATGACGATATTTATTTCTGGCACAAGTTGCGCGCGGCTGGCAAGCGCGTTTGCGCCACGCCGAAGGTTCGGCTCGGCCATCTCCAATTGATGATCACTTGGCCAAAGGACGATCTTTCGTGCGTTCATCAATACCTCAACAGGTTCCATGAGGAAGGGAGGCCGAAGGAATGCATGACTTACTAATCGTCCTTAAGCCGCTGTCGATTGCCGACGCGCGATTCGGCCGGCGCGAGTTGCGGCCGGGAACGCGCATCAACCTTGATCCAGTTTTGGCGGCGAAACTCATCAAGAGCGGACATCTTGAGCGCGTCAATGTCGCGGCTCCGCTGTTCGCCGATGCAACCGATCCGCCAGTCAAGCCGATGAAGGATCCGAAGGGGAAGCAATGATCGATAGCAATCCACTCACGACGGTCGTAATGCTCAAGTCTTGGCTCGGAATCACGGTAGTAACCGATGACACAATCCTTGGCTATGCCGTTGATCGAGCATCGAAGATCGTTCAAGCCTACTGCGGAAGAAACTTTACCTCGCAACGCTACTTCGAGATCCGCGACGGAGCCGGCGAGAATCGACGGATAGCGTTGATGCAAACGCCAGTCCAATCGATTCGCTTCGTTGGTGTCGGTTGGGATTCGGTGATGTCGATCAACTCGACCGTTCTCACCGATGTCTTTTGCGCCATCTCTGTCCTCGAAACTTCCGTCCTCCTCCATCGAGTGACGGTTGCCGGCGTAGAGGCAACGACTACCGCGACCTTCACGGCGTACCCAACAACGGCTTTGCTGGCAACCTACATCTCGACCGTGACGGGATTCCAAGCCGAAGTTTCGACGAATGTCGATACGCGCTACCTTCGCAAGATCGGCGGCCGAAATCTGCGGCAAACGACGGCGTACCTTGAGGCTCCCATAGATGCGTTCGATGACTATCAAGTGGACTTGGACGCTGGCATCGTCTACGGGAATACGCTGTCTTCCTACCGATCGATCTTGATCGATTACACCGCCGGCTATGCGACCATTCCCGCCGACATCGAGCAAGCCGCTACAAGCGTTGCCGCGCGCCTCTATCAAGGGAGGGCGCGAGATGCCGCGCTATCCTCGGAAAGCCTTGGCGGCTATTCCTACTCCGTCCGCGCGGCCGCTGAAGTGGATTCGTTGGAGCGGGAGATGCTTGCTCCGTATCGGAGGATCCGTTGAGCATCGAGACGCTTGTCCGCCAGTTTCAAATCGCGCTCCATATCTATCGACCCGTTCTCACGGTTTCGACGGATGGTAAGCCGATGCGAACCTACACATTCAAGGAGACGCTTTACGGTTTCGTTCAACCGTCTTCACAGTCGAGCGATGTCTTTGAGGGTCGATCAAACGGACGAACAAGCGGATCGATTTACTTTGTAGGCGCGGTCGATGTTGCCATTGACGACGAGATCTACAGCGCAAAAACTGGCACGGCTCTGCGCTGGCGAGTGAGCGGCCTAGTAAATCCCGGCGAGATTGCGCGGATCTTTCCCGCTTCGCATCGCTTGAACATGACGGCCGTCGATGTTGTCGAGATCGCGCCAGAGCAAGCCGCACCATGAAAGAGCCAACAATCCTATTTGATTTGCTTGGCATCCGCAAACAACTGGACGCGGCCGTACATGAGGCGTTGAATGTCATGCTTTTGTTGACGGCTCGCACCGTGCGCGCAACTTTGTCAAAGCCGGGAACGGGCAAGATCTACCGAGTCGCAAAGGGAAAGAAGAAAGGCAAGACGCTTCGCGCGCGCGGACTCCATCGCGCATCGTCGCCCGGATATCCGCCAGCCGTTGACACCAATCGCTTGCGTTCGTCTTGGGCAATCTCGGGAACCAGTTCGCTTGATGCCGCGCGCAAATCAAAGGACGGATTTGTAGTGATGCAACGCGACGACAGAAGCGTGAGGCTTAACTACGGATCGACTTTGTTCTACGCTCCTCTCCTTGAGTTTGGAACCTCGCGCATGAAGCAACGGCCGTACCTTCGACCATCAA